GATGGCGTTATCAGCGTAATCAAATGCTTCTTCGGTAGGGTCTGCACTGACCAACAACTCCAACGCCTCAACCATTTGTTTCATTGCGGTGATGCTCATAGCTTCTCCTTGAGTTTGTTCAACACCATGTGTGCGTACGGGCGCATCCACGACCCCCACGTTGCGTCAATCTCTTCGTCTGTGAGATCAAACTGTGTGCGGGGTGCTGTAGGCCAGCCCTGTGCCAGCCTCCGTGCCAGTTCTTCAAATGCTTCGTCTTCGGGTGTCATGCTTTCTCCTTCATGTGTTTGAGTGACACCAGCATCATGCGAGTCTGCACCAAGGCCTCGATGGTCTGCTCAATGGCTTCATCAAGGTCTCGCTCCAGCACAGCGTTGTGTGCGTCTCTCAGTGCCTTCTCTGCCATCATGCAGGGGTAGGCGTAGTCAACAATCTCCGTAACTTTTTCCATATCCAGCCTCACAGTTCAAAGGTAATTCGGGTGCCCACTTGGGGCGTAGCTTCATGCACAGTTCAACGTATTCCACAGCAGTCTCAACTTCGGCTTCGGGAACGATACAGGCGATGGCGTCGTGCACCGTCATCACCACCTTGTATTTTCGCGCAACCATAAGCATCTGATCGCCAATCACAATCCGTGCCAGCGCCTGACATACGTTCTCAATGACCTTGCCGCCATAGATGCGGTTGGGGATGGTAGCTTTGCCCTTCTTGGTGTCGTAGACCAGCTCGGTTTTGCCGTCCTTCTCGTACAGGCGCAGGTTGGGGTACTTGATATACAGGTTGTTAGGCAGCTTGATGCCGCGCTTGCCCTCAATCTTCAGCACACCACCGCGACCCAGCTCCATGTACTGATTCCTTAGTACCGCCTCAAGTGCGGTACCCGCCGACTTCCACAGCGCAGTAATCTTTGGATAAGTAATACGGTACGTGTCGATGATGCGCTTAGCCTCTTCAAGCCCGACGACAACACCGAAGTTTTTGAGTTGCGCCTGAAACTTCGCCGCACCCATACCGTACCCTGCACCAAGAATCGTTGTCTTCCCCACGAACCTTTCATCCTTGGAAATTTTTTCCATTGCCTTGCCATAGATAGCCGATGCCATGATTTTGTATACGTCCTCGCCACGGTCAAATGCCTCCATTAAATCGTCTTGTCCAGCTAGCCATGCCAGCGTACGTGCTTCAATCTGCGATGAGTCCGAGTCAATCATCAAGTAGCCAGTCGGCGCGATGATGGCGGTCTTCAGCGATGAAGTGCGCGGCAGGTTTTGCAAATTGAGTTTGTCATCACCGCCCCAGCGTCCAGTGTGGGCGGCGTAGTAGCGCAGAGGTACCGGCAGTGAACCGCGCTCAGCGATACCTAGGAACCTTTCGGTGCGTGTCTCTTCCAGCGTAGACTTAACACCCAATCTTGCAGCTACTAGGGCTTGTACGTTGGGGTCTTCATGCTCCAGCAATGCCTTGAACGCTTCGTCGTTCTTAGCGAAGGCGTAAGTCTCTTTGCCCGTGGTCAGACTGATCTTCATGGGCGGCTCAACACCGTGGCTGCGGAGCAGCTCGGCAAATTGTGGGTTGCTCATTAACTTGTCTTGGTCAAATCCAACCAACGCAACAGCCTTCTTTAACTGAACCGCTTTGAGGTGGTTAGCCAGTGTGCGCGTATCCAGTTGCAACACCGGGTCGGTGAACATACGAATCGTCAGGTCGATGAGTTTCAACTCGGTCGGCGGGAAGTCTTGAGCCATTGCGTTGAACAAATCCCATGTCAGAGAAACGTCGTTCTTGCAATAGTCGCCGTATCTTTTTAGCTGTCCAGCATCGAAGTCCTGTCGCTGTAAGCCTAGAGCGTTATCCACCTCCGTGCCCTTCTCGCCAAGCTCGTAGTGTTGCGCCAACACTTTGAGGCTACCGCCTACCTCCGTACCGTGTAGCGCTCGCCCCATTGACAGTGTGTCGAGCCATCCCTTGGGTTTGATACCAAAGCATTGGTTCATGATGAACCCATCGAACATTGCGTTGTGCGCTAGCGCAAGGGAAGACTCCCAGCTAAAGCCGCGCAGGAACTGGTGCATGGCCTCATGTGAACCGCTGAACCACACTGGCTGTCCGTCGCCCACTTGCACCGCCGCACCGATCACCTCAAAGCGATCATCGCGCACGTACTCCTCGGTGGTCATCTTGGTCAGGCTGAACTCACGCGAGTAGTACGTTTCAAAGTCAATCGTGATGATGTTCATGGATAGAAGTTGCTCGCTTTTGTACCTTCGGCCTTTGCTATTGCTTTACCGTAAGCAGTTGTTAGCACACCGTCTGCTTTCTCTTGCTCTCTGCCAGCTTCGTCGGCCTTCAGCACTGTGGCTGCTGCCTTAGCGGTAATCTCAATGCGGCGTACTGCTTTCAAACCTTCGTAGATTGCGGCCTTCTCAATCTCGGTCAGCACCTCGCGCAGCGTGTCTTTGAATATCCACTTCCAACGCCCACCCTCGTCAAAGAATTCTTCGGGGTGTGTCTTCATGCGGGTCAATACGATTTGAACTCCGTTGTTCAAGTCTTGGTCTTCACCTAACATTGTTAGCTCCTTGTCTTGCATTCGTTGATAACTTTTAATAGGTAGTCGAGATTGGTCTCTGTGATAACCAGCGTGTAGCCGCCAGCTTTGTTAATTTCCGAAAGGTTCTTCCATTGCAGTGCTGTTGGTTCACCCTTGCCTGCCTTTGCTTCGATAGCCACAAAGTAGCCGTTCACACAGCAGAGGAAGTCAGGCACACCGCTGTTACCGTAGCCAGTGCCAATCGGCATAGCGTAGTAGACGTTGTGCTCTTTGAGTATGGCCTTGATCTTGGCCTTGACTTTGGCTTCAGGTGTCTGAGCCATAAGCCCTTTGATATTGGTAGTAGTTGTCCCAATAGTCTTTGTCGAGCACTAGGTCTCTGACGCTACCGATAGACACCATTGTGGTGTCACGGTCTACAACGCCGCCTTCTCGACTCCAAATTATTTTTGGGACTTGATGCTCACCGCGCAAGAACTTAATGCCGTTCTCTGATATGCGGTACATACCTGATCTGCGCTCACCGTGCTCGGCTAAACCAAACCATACCAATACACTGCAATGGGCTTGCGCTCTGTAAGGTGCTCGGCTTACTTGCCCTTGTATGACTGCGCCCCTGCCAGCCTCTACAAAAACCCAATCACCTGCTTTGCCCAGCATCTCCAGCATGGCAACTTTGTTTTTGCACATCCGGTGTGGGTTGAGCTTCCTAATCTTCTGCATACACGCAGGACAGTGTTCCATCTGACGCTCCAAAAGTTTTCAGAGCAGTCATGATAGCACAGCGTTTTACTTTGTCAAGTGACAGACGCAAAAAAGCCGCCCGAAGGCGGCTAGTGATTACCCTAACATTGTTAGGCCATTACGTTAGGAATTTGTCCTGATATTCCTCGCTTCCACAAATACAGTGTGCCTACTGATGCACCTTGTCGTTGCAGATACTCAGGACTGTAAGCGGTCTGATTCCAATCGTAAGCGGGGCCAACATACACGCTTTCGTTTCGGTAGTGCGGCACATAGGTGATGCCCTTAAGCACGTACACCGTATAGGGTAGGCGTTCTTCAACTTGCTGTGACATGGCTTGCTCCTTCGATGGCTGAAAGCTCGCGCTCCAAGTACCACTTGGCTTTCTCCAAGTCTTGCTTGCGGTTGCCTTTGTGGTCGGCGCGGGTGATGTATTTCACCACGTTACCGATGTTGTAGTTGAGCCTCTTGGCCTCGATGAAATCAATGGTCTCGATTCCACCTACCTTGTAATGGGCAGGGTGGTTAACTGGATCGGGTTTTGTTTCAATCATGTCGATGGGGAGCGGTGCCACTTTCGGCTTAGCCACTGCAATCTCTGCCGCCTCTTGCGCCACACGCAGGATTTTATTTTTTACGTCCTGCTTCATCTTCCAAATCACTGCATAGACGTACTGCTTTGTAGTGCCAAATTCTTTGGCTACATCCTCGCTACGTACTCGGGGGTTCTTCTTGATGAAGGTGCGGATTTTTGCCGCTAAACTATCTTTATGCTTAGGCATTACTAACTCCTTTAAGTAGATCGG